TTATGACTTTTGTGAGAAAATAATATTCGTATATTTATTTATAAAAGTGCCTGTTTTATGCAGGTACTTTTTTTATTGTTGCCATTTTGTTGCCGTTTTTATTTAGTCATATAATTTTCAAACGTATTTGCTGTATCTAATTTAGATTTTTCTGTTATATGAAGATATATTTTGCGAGTTGTTTCATCACTGGAATGACCTAATCTTTGTTGGATTGATTCTAAACTTATATTACCAGCTTCAGCTAATAAAGATACATGTGTATGACGAAATAAATGAGCATAAATTTTTTTATTAAATAAATGTTTTTTATTTATTTTTGTAAAAATTAATTGTACAATTGGTTGTAAAACTGCAATTTCTTTAAATTTTGTTTTTTCAAATCTTGTAAATACAAAATCTAAATTTGGTTTGTTATTACGTGTGCCATAAAGAACACGTAAAGTTAATTGTTCTGTTTTCCATTTTTTTAACTCTGTTGCTAATGTATTACCAATTATAATAGTTCTAATACTAGATAAATTTTTGGGTGAATTTTGTCGTTCGTATTCACTTTGATTTTTAGAATACATACTAGATTCAATTTTTATTATTTTATTTTCAATATCGATATTTTCCCACAGTAAAGCACAAGCTTCACCTAATCTTATTCCTGTGTATGCAAGTGTTAAACATAATGGATAAAAATAGTTACTACCATAGCCTTTATAATTTTTAGCAAAATCCAAAAAATTTAATAGTTCATTTTTAGTTAAATACATAGATGTTATATCTTTTTTTGTTGGTTCTATTTTAGGCATTATAATATTATCTGCTGGATTTGAATTTATAATGGAATATTTTACAGCTGTATTGAATAAATTTTTCAATATAACATGGGCTCTTTCTAGTGTTGATTTTTTTCGTCCGATAGCGTAATTATTTAGAAATGATTGATAATCATGGATTGTTATATCTTTTATTTTTTTATTACCAAAATATTTAATCCCAATTTTTACATTGCTTATTAAAGTAGGTAGACTAGCCTTTTTTAGATGTAAACTATATTCTTTTATCCATTCATCAGCATATTCTTTAAATGTAATAGTACTTTCAATTACGTTTTTTCCAAGTAATAATTTATTGAGTATAGGTTGTGCAGCAGCTCGAGCTTCTTTAGCTGTTTTAAATCCACTTTTAGAAACACGTTTTCTTTTTCCTGTGATAGGGTCGCGACCTGCTTCTAGTATATATGTGTAGGTAGTGCCTTTTTTCCCTTGTCTTTTATAAACTAATATTTTACCTTGTGTTGCCATATTTGATTAGTCCTTTCTATAGATACTTTTGTTTTAATATTTTCTTTTGGCCAAAAATATTAATTTACAGTAATAATTAAAAATATGGTTATTTTATTATATTAATTGTAATCTCATTTCGTTCGGTTTTCTGAACTCAATAAATAATAAATAAAGGCTATTAAATTAGCCTTTATTATTATTTATTATTTGATAAAATAGTTATTTTTTCATCTAAATCAGTAGGTTCTTTTGTTTCTGGTAAATCTTCTATTAAAAAATATTTTTCATTAGCACTAGAATTATATCTAGTGCTTTATTTTTATTTCAAGCCAAATTGAGATTTCATACTAACAACGCCATTACTAAATGTAACATTAAAATTGCCACCATTTTTATTCATCCAAGTATACATAATTGATTCTTGTCCAACAATATTAACTTGAGAGGATAATAATCCTTCTCTTCCTACTACTTTACATACTTCTTCATAAGAAGAACCCATTTGTATATTATTAAATTGTTCTAATGTAATATCTTTTCCATCTATGTTTACTAAACTAGAGAAATCTGCCATTGCTTTACTTACCATTTGCCCATTTTGGAACATACAATTCATGTTTGCCATACCTTCATGCCAACGATAAGATTTTGTTTCAATATCGCCAAATTTATTTGAACTTTCTAATTCGCCTTCAGTTCCTATAATTTTATTGACATCTTCAACAGTAATACCCATTTGTAAATCAACAAATTTTTGGTATGTAAGACCTTCTGTTTTTATTGTTTTGTTTGAGGAGGTAGAGGTTGATGAATCGTTATCGTTGCTACCACTAATAGCACCAATAATACCTCCTAAAACTAAAAGAGCAATGATAAAGCCTAAACAACCTAAGCAACCTTTTTTAGCCATAATAATATAACTCCTTTGTTTGATAATTTTTATTTAGTAGTTTTATCTTCAATAACATTTGTTGAGTTATCTATAGTATTTGAAATAATGTTATGTTTTACTAAATAATTACGAGATGTTTCATCTGCATAAGTAAATCTTTTAGATAAAAGTTCTTTAATATAAATTTTATTATAAAGACCTGCAAATATAATATTAAAAATAAATGCTCCTATCCCAAAAGTTATTGAGCCGATAGCTAAATTAGCTATAAAAAATATACAAGCCCATTTTAAATCTCCTCTAAATAATGCAGGGAAAAAACCAAATAAAAAAGTAGTCCAAGAATAACCTGTAGGAGCTTTTTTTATAACTCCAGTATCAATATTTTTTAGCATAATCATAATGAAAATACCTCCTAACGTAAATGTTAATTTATAAAATTATAACGCTTTACTTGCTAAAACACCAATAATAGTGGTAAGTTCTCTTTCAAAATCTCTGGATACATCTCCAAAACCACTTATTGCATGACAACATTCATGTAACAAAGTACCTGCATATTTATATAAAGATTGGAGTTGTGTTCTCTTGATTAAGATACGACCTTCATCAGGTATCCATAAACCTACCGTTTCATCAAAAAATTCATTTTCATAAATTTTATCTACTATTTGTATAGCTTTTATATTAGATGCTCTGCCACCTATTAATTCTAAAATTTTTTCTGTTTTATCGTATATATTACGTTCATTTGAAGAAAGTGAATTTATATCTATTATCTGTGGAATAAAATTCTTTTGTTCTTCAATAATGTATTGATTAGCAGTTATTAATGTTTTACCTTCCGTTGCTCCAATATTATAATCTTCGATTTTACTAATTAAGTTATCTGGAACAACAATTGGTGTATGACCATTTCTTAACATATTGTCTATTAATGATGGTGTGTTTTGTAAATCACTAGCAGTAATAAATGTTGCTTTACTATTTAATTCACTTATCTTCATGGAAGCATACATAGCTATATCATTCCAAGATAATTCATCATGTCTGTTTCCAGAACTAAATTCTTGTAAATCTTCTATTAATTTTTCAATAACAATATTAGACTGACAATCTTTTAATATATCTTTTATTCTACTAGTATAGGCTGTTCTTCCTACATTTGTTCGTTCACGATTAAGAGATTTTTTTATTTGAGCATTTAATGCTGTAATATTATATGAAAATAAAAAATTAGGTTCTTCAGCAACTTTTACACCATTTATGTAAATATTACTGTTTGCTCCAGTATTGCTAAGAACTTCACCATATCTTGTAGTTTCTAATAGGTTATTTTTTGTAAATTTCAAAAATAGAGATTTTGCTTGTTCTATATCTTCTTTGGTACAACCATATAAACAAAAATCTGTACCAATCATATTTATATCATTTGGAGGAGTTATTTCAGCATGTAGTGTTATTATATCGTCAAAACCAGCTTTTGATGCTGTTTTTAGTCTAATAATTCCATATTTAGATTTTATTTCTACTTTAATATTATGTCGATATAATGTTGCTAAAGCATCTTTTAAACCTACTCCAAAACGACCTATTAATTTATTATTATTTAATTTTTCTTCATTTTCATTTTGTGTTAAGTGATGATAGTTTAAACCACGACCAAAATCTATAATGTGCCACCAACCATCACTGGTTTGTTTTATTTCTATATCTTTTGTTTTTGTAAGTATTTGCTCATCTAAAGCGTTAGCTATAATTTCTCGTATAGCGTGATAATTTTCCCAGTTTTCAAGTATTTTTTCAATATTTAAATCAAATTCTTTAGCTTTTTCTATATTTATATTATCTTTTTGACTATTTATTACATTTTTGTTTGTTTTGTCTTTAAATAATTCAAAGATTTCCATATGTAAGAATCCTCCAATGTTAATTTATAAAAATAAAGTTTATAACTATGGGTATATATAATAATTATTTTTTATGTCCTAATTCTAGAAAGTGGATAATGTATTGTTTATCAATATCACTAGAATAGGACATCAATTCGGCACTAAATGCATTAGCTTCGTTTTCTTTACGTGTGTTTTGGAAAAATGTTCTACCAGCAATATTATAACTGGAGTAACCTTTATGGCATAAAAAATGTCCTAGCTCATGACATAAAACAGCTTTTTTCTGCCATTCGTTTAAGTTTTCATCAATAAAAATATATTTGCGTCTTAAAATGCGTCGCCACATTCCATTTATTTTATATGGCATATCACAAAATACTATTTCAAATTTTAGCTCTCTAGCAATATAGTATGGGTCTGATGTGCCATATTTTTTTACTAGATTTTTGGCACGCAATTTTAGATTTAACATAAAAATCACTTCTTACGTTTATTTTTTTCTTTTGCGTCCCAAAAGGCAGCTTCGATTATACGTTTTAGTTTTTCCTTATCTTCTGGTGTTACTAATACACCATTTAGAGTATATTCTTCTTTTTCTAATAATTTAATTAAATCTTTTGGTTTATTTTTTTCTTTATTAGTAATTGTTTCAGGGGAAGGAATTTTATTTTGCATATCATTTTCAAAGAAAAATCCTCCACTAACATTGAAAAATGAAGATAGTTTATCAATACTCTTTTTTCGTGGATTTGTTATAGAACGTTCCCAAGCATCAATAGCTTGTTGTGTTACACCTAAGCTGTCAGCTAATTCTTTTTGAGATAATTTTCTTTGTTCTCGTAATTGTTTTATTTTTTTTCCTATAGACATACAATTCCTCCTTGTTATAAATTATACAATTTTTATTTGTATTTTTAAATATACAAAAATAAATTGTTAAAAATGATTGACAACAAATTTAATTTGTTTTATAATAAACACATAATAACAAAAGAAAATTGTTGAAAGGAGTGAAATAATGAGAAAATATCTAATTAAATATAGAGGAAAACGTACTCAAAAAGAAATGGCTAAAAAATATAATGTTACTCAACAAACTTGGTGTAATTGGGAACAAGGTAAAAGTTGTCCTAGAATTCCTATTATGAAAAAGATTGAAAAAGATAGTGGATATTCTATAAAATCTCTATTTTTTTAGCTATTATAACAATTTAAATTTGTTAAGTTCTAGCGTGTAGCACTGACCCAGCAATAAAAAATCTAATGGCAAAAATTACTTTCCCCTAAAAAGTAAATAATATTGTTGGGTGCGTGGTACACGCTAGAAAAAAGAAAGGAAAAATAAATATGTTAAGTAAAAATTTTAAGAGTAATAAATATTATGAAGTAACTCGTTACTGGTTAAAGTATGGAAATGAAGAAGATGCTTTGGAAAATACTATAACTGTATGGGACTCTTTAGAAAAAGCAAAAGCCTATATTGAAAGATATAATAAAGGACTTAAATTTGAGTCAGCAACAGTTGAAGAAATTGTAGTAAATAAAGTAATTACTATGGAAGATTATAAGAAAAATAATTTTGAAATTGTTTCTTATCAAGAAGTTTATAGTGAAGATTATGATGGAAACTATGATGAAACACCTGGAAAAATTTATTACTTAAATGGTGAAAAAATAAGTGATATAAAAAAAGAAATTATCAAAGAAGAAGTTTATAAAATTTTTCAAGTAGATGAAGGTACTGCATGGTGTATAGAAGCAAAAACTTTAACAGAAGCTAAAGAAATTGCTAAGAAATATAAAGGTAATATTGTTATAAAAAAAGGGCTTAAGATTGTGGCTGAATTTAATAATATTGATGATGAAAAAGAATATAAGATTTATTTTGGTAATGATAGAACATTTGGTGTTCAGACTGTAGGCTTACAGTCAGCTTTAGAGTTAGGACAATCTTATGAAAAATACCATGCAGGAGAAAAGATAACAGTAATAGACGAAGATAAAAATATAATACAAGAGTTCTTTGAAGAAAAGAAAGAACCTGTAAAAAGTAATATTAAAGCTAAAACAAATTTAAAATCTAGGTATTTAACTAAAAAAGAGTGGGATAATTCACATAAATATTTTACATCTTGGGCTAATATTGGAGATGTTGTTGATGAAGAAACAGTGCAACATTTTAGGGACTGTGTTTCTCCAATAGCTTATGACGCAATGTATTTACAATGTGGTGAACCATATACACATGAATTTAATCCCAAAACAAGAAAATGGGAACCAGCATTTATAACTTTTGCTAGAGAGCTTGGCTCATGGGTATATAAAGGAATTTGTTTTTATAAAGAATATGAGGACGTGGGTTAATGATGGAATTAGAAATAAATATACCAATTTGGCGAAAAATTCTTTTAACTCCAGATGAGGCAACTGAATTATTTGGGTTACCTGCTCAATTTTTTAGAGTAGCAGGAGCATTAACAAAGAACGGTCAATACGATTTACCTTGTTGTTGGATAGGTTCACATTTAAAAATCAATAGACCTAAATTAGAAAAGTGGTTAGAAGATAAGTCAGACGGTATAACAGATTTTAAAACATCTTTATTAAAGAAAAGAGTTGAGGAGTTTAAAAATGGATTTAATAAGCGAGGTAGAAAAAGAAAAATAAGATAATTATATAAATATTTTCTCATGAAAGAAAGGCAATAAACCATGATAAAAGATTTCGGGTTATTACTTATAAAAGCACGAAAAAGTGCAGGTTATACACAAGAACAAGCAAGTGAATTATTAGATATAAGTGTTAGAACATTGGCAAAATACGAAGCTAATCAAATAAAACCAACTATAGATAAAATGAATGATATTGTTGAGATTTATGGCAATGAATATATAGGATATCAGTATTTATTGACTTTTAGACTAGGACAAAAATTGCTTGCCCCTATTGAAAATAAAAGTTTTTCGGAAACTGTCTTAAGTTTTATAACCAATATAAAGAAATCTAACAAATGTATAGATGACTTAATTGAAATTGGTGCTGATGGAAAAATAGATAAAAAAGAACAGCCTAAATATAAACAAATATTGAATACATTTAGGCTGATGACAAAAGATATTTTGATATTAAAGTTTTGTAAAAATAAAAAAGCTGAACCATTTAATAAACAGTCCAGCATATGACAATTAAATTCTTCGTAAAGATATTATAGCACAAACACGATAAAAATTAAAGAATAAGAGAAATCAAAAAGGTCGGTTCGTAGTGCTTAGTTTAGAAAAATTGGTGCGTAGCAAGCCATAGCAGAAAGGTTATTAACATAACAAAAATAAAAAAGAAAATGGAAATCTTTAACGATAATCTTCTTAACAAATTTATTATGGTAGGGAGGTTTGCAAGTGAGTTCTGCTATGGTGCTTGGTACGCACCAGAAATAGGAGGAAAACATGAAGGATATAAATACAATAAATATACCACTAAAAAGCGAATTTGATAGAGATATAAAAGCTTTAAAAAGACGTAGAAAAAAAAGACAATATCTGCAAATATTCTTTGGTATTTGTGGCAGTCGTAGGCGTTATCTTAACAAGCTTAATGTTAGCTGGGTGATGATGTGAAAACATTAAATATATATATTAATAATACCAAAGTAGAAGTTGAGGTAGATGACGATATTACAGAAGATGAAGCAGAAAAAATTGCAGAAGAAATTTCAAAAGACGATTTTTTTAATGAATGTAATGAGGTGATTATGTGTTTAAGAAAGGAAAATATAGAGCCGAGAAATTAGGTAATATCGAATGTTATTTCATAAAAGAGCTAGACAGCCGAACAGATTATTCTTACTTCTTTATTGATAATGAAAATGGAGTATTAAGTATAGTGTCTGAATATGGCAAATTTGGATATATGTTTGGTAAGATGAACGACTTTAAAGGATTTTTAAAAAGAGAACCTTTAGAAGGTATAATGCGTTGTCTTAAAGGAAAAAGTTTCGACCTAGAAGGCACGCTTGAGAATATTAAACTTTGGATAATAGACCACAGAAAAGATAAGATGTGTAGCAAGTACGAGGCACGAAAAGCATGGGAAGATTTGGAAGATGTAATAAAAGATTATGATTATGCTGTTTTAAATCTTGATTATTTCGTGGGAGTCTTGGAAAAGTATGATGAAGATTTGGAACGTATAGACCCCGACTTTAGAAATAGCTTCACTTATCTAATAGAACGTGAATGGAGCTGGCAAGACAAATATTTTATGGATAACATACTAAAAGCCTTTATCGAACAGTTAAAAAGAGGAGTGGGAGCATGTTAAAAAATACAAAATATACAGATGGCAAAAAGTTAAAACCAAATAATGTACAGATACTGCATTTAATATGCGGGCTATCTGTACCAGTATGTGCTGATGACCATCAATGTTATGCATTTATTCAAAGAATAAAAAGGAGAAGAAAAAAATGAGAATACGTACTGTAAAAAATAATCGAGGCAAGAAAACAAATTTATTTCCATGTAAAGCCAAAGATGTTCTTAAAAACTTATTAGAAATAAATAGTTTATTACTAAAAGAAGGTTATAGCAAAGATTGGCATTATAAAGCTAATGGAGAAGTATTTCCATTTTAAGAGGTGTATACAATGGATAGATTAACAATAAAAGAAGCAATTTCGTTTTGTAAACAAGGTAAAGAGGTAATATTACGTAATGATGATTATGAGGACTTAGTTTTAGTAGATTATGAAGATGGATATTTAAAAGATATTGCAGGTGATTATATAAATCCTTATAAAGATTTATTAAAAGGTGATTATTTTATAAAAAAAGTTGCTTGAAAGACAACAGGTCAAACAAGCAACCACAAAAAAAATATTTGCAATTTAAGTATAACAGAGGAAAGAAAAATGGTCAAAAAAATTGTATTTCCTAAAATTAATAATTTTACTTCTGAAGAAGTTAAACAAAAATTTTTAGAAATTCTAAAAAGTATTAAGTTAAATATCAAATATGTAAGATTAGTAAATATTAGAGAATCATTAACAGGTTTAAGATTTTATATAAAAACTAAAAACTTTTTTGCTATTGGTGAGTATGATTGTATTGCTAATATCACAATGGCTAGTAGACAAAGAATAAATACTAAAAACTATATAAGCTTCTTATATAAAAGAAATGATTTAGTAAATAAATTGTCATATTTTGTAAAGGTGGAATAAAAATGATTAAAAAAGCAAGTGAAATTATAAATACTGATAAGAAAATTAGATTGTTAATTGCAGGATATCCAGGTATAGGGAAAACAACTCTTGCTTTGTCTGCACCTAAACCCTTACTAATTGATGTTGATAGAGGGACTGACAGGGTAGAAGCAAGATATAGAACAGATTTTATTCAACCAAATACCTATGAAGAACTTTTAGAGGACTTAGTACCATTTAATTTAAATGATTATGAAACTCTTGTAATAGATACAGGCGGACAACTTATTAAATTGATGTCTGCATATGTAATAAAACAAAATGCTAAAAATGGTCAAAGGGACGGTTCACTTAGTTTAAAGGGATATGGAGCAGTAGGACGTGAATTTGCAAGATTTGTAGATTATTGTTATTACCAATTAAATAAACATGTGGTAATAGTATTCCATGCTAAAGAGGAAAAAGACGGAGATAATACACGTCTTAGAATTTTAGTAGAAGGACAAACAAAGGATAATGTATGGCAACCAATGGATTTGGGCGGGTTTATGGAAATGCAAAATAATGTTAGAACGATAGGTTTTACTAATTGTGAACGTTATTATGCTAAAGGAACACATGGTATACATGGTGTGCTTACAATACCAGAGTTAAACGGAAATCAAAACGGATTTTTAACAAACTTATTTCATCAAATAAATGAAAATATAAAAGCTGAAGCTAAAGAAGCTGAAAAAGAGAAAAAAGCATATAAAAAAATAATTGATACTATAAAAGAAGCAACAGAAGCAATAACAACACCAAGTGAAGCAATGGAAGTTTTAGATTTAATAAATAATCAAAAACATATATTGACTAGTGAGAAGGAAAGTAAATCTATATTGTTTGATAAAACAAAAGAATTAGGTTTTAAATGGAACAAATTGAAGGGAGAATTTACAGATGAAGTATCTGATGACACAAAGTCTGCTTAGTTCTTATTTATATCAGTTTAATTGTATTGATGATTATGCAGAGGAAGCTCACCAAAGCTTCCTCGATACACTTAATAAAATATATAGTCCACCAAGCGAAGCAATGCAACGTGGAATAGATTTTGAGAAATTAGTATATGAGTATACTAATCCTAAAAATATTATTGATATATCTACTGATGAAATAACTGCTGCTATAAATATTGCAGACTATATACAAGGTGGAAGCTTCCAATATGTAGCTAGTAAAAATATAAATATTAATGGTTTAGATTTAGTTCTATATGGAAGGCTAGACGCTTTAAAAGCTGGTGTTATCTACGATATTAAATACACACAAAAATATAGCGTTGGTAAGTTTATAGATAGTCCACAGCACCCAATGTATCTTGAATTAATACCAGAAGCAAAAGAGTTTATTTATTTAGTAAGTAATGGTAAATGCGTTTGGACTGAAAAATATACAAGAGAGGAAACGCCTTCAATTTATCCTATAATACAAAACTTTTTTGAGTATCTTAATAACACAAATTTAATGCAAGTATATAAGGATAAATGGAAAAGTAGGTATTAATTATGGAAATAATACATGGGAAAATCATAGATATCACACCAGAGGGGCTATTGATAAAAGCCCCTTACACCAATATAGATAGAGCTTGTTTGCGTAAGTATAGCATGGTGGATATTGGACTTAATGACGGTAGATATATAAGTAGTGAGCAAAGAAAAAAAGCTTACGCATTAATGAACGATATATCAGAGTGGAGCGGATATCTTCCCGAATATGTAAAAAGATTGATGAAAACTGAATTTGTAGTAAAACGAATGCAATCGTTAAATAAAGAAATATTCTCGCTGTCAAATTGCGATATGACCACTGCAAAGGAATTTATTACTTACTTAATAGATTTCATTATAGAATACGATATCCCTACTAAACAGCCATTAAGTGAATTATGTGAGGATATTAATAAATATATCTATATGTGTTTACTTCATAAAAAATGTTGTATATGTGGCACTAAAGCAGAATTACATCATGTAGCTGCTATTGGTATGGGTAGGGATAGAACAGAGGTATTTCAAATTGGTATTCCTGTATTGCCGTTATGTAGAAAACACCATACAGAATGGCATACATTAGGTAATAATACTTTTAATGCTAAATATCATATAGAACCTTTTAAATTAACTAAAGAGATTGCTAAAAAATATAACTTAACTAAAAAGAATATGGGGGTAACGAAATGAGTAATGTAACGATTAATAAGATTAAATATCAGGAAAGTTCCGGTAAATTAACTATTGAATATATGAGGACCAATGAAAATAAAAAACCGTCATATCATACATCTGTGTTTAGTGATGAACCAGCACCAGAATTTTTTACAGCTTTAGAAAATTTAACTAAGCCAACATTAAATATTTTAGGTCTTGGAGCATTATTAATAAAACGAATAAAACCTTATGCTGTAAGTTTTAAATATGCAGAAGATAAAACAATGTCAGCAGTTATTTCTAGTATGTTTTATGTGCCTTCTGCTGATAGAGAGATAGTAGTAAATACACCTCTTATGAAATGTCCTTCTGATGAGGTAGAAGCAAGTCAAGCTGGGTTTTTTAATCAAGAAGCGGTTGACGCTCTTTGGGCATTTGAACAAGAAGCACGCAAGTATTTAGATGGTAAGAGAAATCAAATTTCCTTATTTGGAGAAGATACTGAAGCTGAAACAGTAACAGATGATGTATCTGTAGTTGATGTACCAAAGCCAAATAATGTTGTACAAATGTCAACAGTGGCACAATAAATAGGAAAAGGTGCTTGCCATAAAGACAAGCACCTATCCACGAGGTAAAAAATATGGAATTAAAACCTTTATCTTTGATAATTTCTTTTCGTTCTAATTATGCTAGTAAATTAGATAACGATACCCAGATTTTATATTGGGTATTATGGGACAAATGGAATTATCTTAGGCGACCTACTCAATTTAATATAGATAATAATACATTGATGATAGAAGCTAATTTGAAAAATTATAGTAAGTTAAATGATAAACGAAAAAAACTTATTGAAGCAGGATTGATAGAATATATTCCCAGTAAAACAAGAGGTAAAAGTTCAACATATGCGCTAATAAAAAATTATGTTGAAAATGCAACACCAAACCTAAATCAAAACCTAATCCAAAACCCAAAACCAAACTCAAATACAAACCTAAAACAAAACCTAAATGAAACCCAAGAACTCAATAATAATGCGAACTCTTACGACCTCATAACAGAAAATACAAACCTAAAACAAAACCCAACCCAAAACCTAAATACAAACCAAATACCAAACCTAAAACAAAACCCTAATAAGAGTAATAGAGATATAGAGAATAATATATATATATATAATAACGCGCGTGATGATAACATTTCTCCAGCAGAAAGTCAAGTACTTATTTTCTATCAAAATCGAATCTGCTCTAATCTAGGAGGAACACCAGGAGCTAATGAAATAGCCTGTCTTAGAGAATATGCACAAGTTTATGGAGCAGAACAAACTATACAAGCTTTAAAAAAGGCATTGCAAAGTTCTAGAAAATTGCAAGGAATATACTTTGTTAAGTATGTAGGTGGAATATTAAGAGGTTGGGCAAATTTGAAAATAGCAGGTGGTGAATCTAATGGACAATTACAATCTAGCAACCTATCAAGAACTGCAACGCAGGCTCAAAGAAAGACAGGAACAGATATCAACTGGGCAGAGCTTGATTGATGGGAAAATAGTATGTAAAGAACTAAGAATAAAATATATACCAGGTGAGTTTTCTAAAAATGAAATGGCATTAGTTGATGCTATGTATAGACAAGAAAAATGTAAGATTTGTAATAAGCATGGTATTGATTGCAAAAATTGTTTTTATGTAAAAGTAGATGAACAAGCTGGTAAATATTTTATAAGCTACAGTAATTGTGAACGCTGGAAAAATTATAAACAGCAAGAAAAAATAAATAGGCTTATGGAGCAAAGCAATGTGGGGAAACTTTTTGAAGATAAGACCTTTAATAATTTTAAAGTATTACCAGCAACAGAGAAAGCTTATAATGATTGTTTAGATTTTTGTACGAACTATACTCCTAAATGTAGGGGATTGAGGTTACACGGTCGATATGGATGTGGTAAAACACATCTTGCAGCAGCTATATTAAATAATTTATTAAAGCAAAATATACCAAGTATGATGGTTGTTACAGCAAATTTATTTGACTGTATAAAACAAGGTTTTAATGATAAGGAAAAAGCTTTAATAGCAACGGAATTAGTAAATAAAGCTAAACAAGTTGATGTATTAATTCTTGATGATTTTGGAGCAGAAAAAGATAGAGATAATAACGGAAAATTAAAAATGGTGGGTAGTTGGGAACGTGAAAATTTATTTTTGTTAATAAATACTAGATATGAAAATAATCTTACAACGATAATAACAACTAATTACAATATGCAAGAACTATTTGAATTATTTGGAGAACGAATAATGAGTAGAATTGCAGAAATGACAATATCTGTTGGAATGAAAGGTGCAGAAAATTATCGTATAAGATTAGCACAGGCGGTGTGATTATGAAAAAGATATGTGCAAATCCTGAATGTAGAAAAGAATTTGAAAGTAATTATAAAAACAAAAGATTTTGCTGTAAAGAATGTGGTAAAAAAGTATTTTATCAAGAGCATAAAGAGTATTGGAATCCCGAGCCTAAAAGAAAAATAGAAGCAGAGTAAAAAAGGATAGAAGCGGAAAATAAAGCTAAGAGGGAAAAACGTAGAAATGACATTAATCGTTTAATGGCAGAAACAGGATTAAAAAATAAATATGGTTTAGTAGCAAGTTTTTATGATACTAACAACTTAGAAGGACTATATAAATATGCTGATTATCTTAAATCTATAGGTGAGATTAAAGAAGATATAAACGAACCTAAAATAGTTAAATCACATGGTGGGAAAATTACAGGCGGATTTGATTATTTCATGATATCAACAAATTAGGAGCAAATTTCTATGGAAGATTTAGAGTCAATAAAAGATAAGCTTGAATATATAGACATTGCAATGAAGTTATTATTGCAATATGGAAAAAATAATCCAGATGTAGTTGATTTTCTTAGTAAAAATACAATGATTGCTAAAGATAAAGAAAATGGTTTTTGTGTAGTAATTAGTTTTAAAAAGATGAGGAATAATAATGAGTGAATTTATAAGTGGAAATGCTGGGATAATAAAAAAAGAGGATATTGTTTTTTTAGAAATATTAGAGCCTAATCCATTCTTTTTAAAAGATGAGTATAAGATATATGCTACTACTTATACTTTAGATAAAGGTGAACGTAAAGTATTGTTGGAAAGCAGAAAAAAGTATAAGGAAATAGAAAAGGAATTTAATAGGATAAAAAAAGAAGTTGAAAATACTGTAAAGAAAAAAATTTGTTGGAAACCAAAAGAACAGGAAACATATTATTATGTTGGTATTTCAGGTGATGTTATAGAAGATAAATGGGATGAAACAACAACAGATTATGCTTTTTTTATAACAGGTAATTGTTTTAAAACTAAGGAAAAAGCAACAAAACATATAACAGAAATATTAAATATTTATGGAGTTAAAAATAATGCAAAATAGACCAAAATATAATGCAAAAAAAACAATAATAGGCAATTTAAAATTTGATAGTAAGAAAGAAGCAGAATACTATTTAAAATTAAAAGCTAAACGTATTAATGGAGAAATAAATTGGATAAAGTTACAGCCAGAATTTTTGATTTTAAGAGGATTTACATTAGAAAATGGGGAGCGTACAAAAGGTATACGTTATGTAGCTGATTTTGAAGTTGAGTATGCTGATGGACATAGAGAAATAATTGATGTTAAAGGTGTAAAAACAGAAGCGTACAAAATAAAAAAGAAAATGCTCCTGGATATGTATCCTAATATTAATTTTATAGAGGTATAAATGATGAGGGAAATATTATTTAGAGGTAAAGATATAAATACAAATAAATGGTGTTATGGTGGATATGTTAGAAAAGTTTTATTTAAAAATACGAAAGATGAAAAAATAAGACATTATATATTTGATGGAGAAAATGCCGGACCAATAGTAATGCATGAAGTTAATCCAGAAACAGTGGGGCAAGCAATATGGCTTAAAGATGTAAACGGAAATGAGATTTTTGAAGGAGATATTGTAGAAGAAGTTAAACCAGAATGGGACGAACCTTCTCGTGCTGTTGCTGTTTTTGAAGATAATAATTTTGTGTTTGGTTATAATACCGGAGCAATATTATCGGTTGAATTTTTTTATAATGAAATAAAAATAATTGGGAATATATTTGATGATGAAGATTTATTTGAAAAAATATCTGAACAACACAAAATTGAATATTATCAAGAAATGAAAGAATTATACGGTGATTTAGAAAGTTTATAAGTGTTAAAAAATACAAAGAGTGTGAACGACTATGCAATGTGATGAACGATATTATGAAGCCGACACAGGGTATATGTGTTGGATTAATAAGAAACCATGTAATAAAAATAACTGTACATTAAAACATAGATTTGCAAAAGAATTTTCTAAAAAGGTAGTAAAAAATATAAAGGCTGGTGAGTGAATGATAAAGGAAGGGATAAATCCTCTTACAAATGATGGACAATATGCAGATACAACATATAAAAAAGCTGTTGAAAAAAGAAGCCGAGAAAACTTTTTCTATGCTTTTTGTCGTAGGGCTTTTAGACGAGCTAATGCAGAACTGATGAAACGTTTGCATATAAAAATTCTAAGAATTGATTTCTGGGATATGGAAACAGATAATAAAAAAGTAATGAAGGTAGGAAAATATGAATAATAATGGACCTAAGTTGGTAAGAATACCATTAAAGACAGAACAAGAATTTTATAAAAGAAATATTCCTATAATCAAAATTGCAAGTATTATATTGTGCTTGATAGCAACTACAATATTTTTAATAGGATAAATCCACTAATTAGGATAGCTAAAATAAAGCTATCCTTTTAGTGTTTATATGAAATAAAGGAGTATAGAAATAATGACTAAAATAGATGAAGCAAAAGAATATTTACAACAGGTATATAAGGCTAAACAAGTATGTTTAAGATGTAATGCAGATTTAGAAGAATTACGTGCAACATCTATTATGTTAATTCCATCATATAAAGAACGTACAGGTTTTAGTAATATAAAACATGATACCAGTGATTTTATATCTAAATTAGAACAACAGGAAGAAGAAATGGAAAGATTAAAATTAGAATGGCTAAATAAACGTATAGAAATAAAATCTTTTTTAAACAACATAAATATGAGCGAAAATATTAAGAATGTACTTATTTTACGTTATGTTTCTCTTAAAAAATGGGAAGAAATTGCTTGTTCTATTAATTGTTCATTTAGATGGGTGCATACATTACATTCTCAAGGATTATCCATTGTTGCAAAAAAAATAAAAAATTAGTTCACTAAAGTTCACTAAAATTCATAGAAGTTCATACTTTAATTGTGATATAGTTATACTTGTTAAAGAAAAAGATAAACCGTTGGTAAAAATACTAGCGGTTTTATTGTTTTATAAGTTTATCTTGTATAAATATTGGTATATACCCATATATTTTAATAATAATATGTATTTTTATAATTTATATTAGAATAATAGCCTTCATGTTGCAAAATTTATGTAATATGCTATACTAAATATAGGCAAAACATGATAAATTGTCATATGGACAGCAAAACCCCATGAAGCTCGCACCTTCATGGGGTTTCTTGCGTTATATAGCTAACGCTGAAGCTAGGCTAGTTGCCACATAAAACCGAAAGAAGCTTATCTAACCCTTTGCAAATATAGTAGGCAACTATACTTGCCATGACAGCTTCTAAAAACATGATAAATCTTGACATATGGACACCTCCTAACTGTTACCAGTATAGGAAGGGCAACGAGAGATATTATAACATATAAACATATTTAAAGCACCTAAATAGGTGCTTTTTTTATGCCTAAAAATAAGAAAGGAAGTATAATTATGGACATTAAAATTATTTAATAATAGGAGCATGGAAATTGCTAAGAAATACAATATGAAACCAAAAAATAACATTTGCAGGTTTTATTAGATAGGTAGGTTTAGAAACCTACCTTTTTTATTTGGAGGGAGAGTGATGAGCAATGAAAATTTAAAACCATGGGAAAGACAAGATGGTGAAACTGAAAAGGCTTTTTCTGCATTTAAAGCCTATTTAGAAATGGAAGATAGAAATGTAACTTCGCTTGCTAAAAGGTTGTCAAAAAGTAGACAATTACTTGTCAATTGGAAGCAAAAATATAATTGGCAAGAACGTTGTATAGCATGGGATAAATCACTCCAGGAGATAGAATATAAAACCGCTGTAAAAGAACGTAAGAAGATGGCTAAACGTCATATTGCTATTGCAATGTCTATGCAAGCAAAGGCAGTAGAAGCGTTAAAGAAAATAGATGTATCTAAACTAAATGCAAGTGAAATTATTCGTTTGTTTGATACTGCGGTTAAAATAGAGCGTTTAAGTAGAGGTGAAGCTACAGAAAACCAAGTACAAGAAATAACACAAAATATAAATACTATAACTGAAAATCCATTTGAAAATCTTACTAGAGATGAATTATTGAGGTTAATAAAATGAATAGAAACTTAGCTAGACTAGGTGCAAAGATAGAACTTGCAAGACGTGAGTTCTTTTTTTATGCCCAATTAAAAGCTCCAGAATTTTATAAATTAGATAGAGCTTTTTTAGTTGATATTTGTAATACGCTTCAAAATTTTATTACATCAGATAAGAAAGTATTAATCTTAAATGTTCCTCCCAGACATGGTAAAAGTCGTACAGCAGGATTATTTGTTGAATGGATATTAGGAAAAGACCGTACAAAAAAAATAATGACTGGAAGTTATAATGAAACTTTATCAACTATGTTCTCTAAAAATGTGAGAAATGATATACAAGAAGCTAAAGCAGATATATATAAACCAGTATTTCATGATGTATTTCCTTTTACACATATAAAACGTGGCGATGGTGCTATGAATTTATGGAGCTTAGAAGGTGGTTATAATAATTATCTTGCTACAAGTCCTACAGGGACAGCTACAGGCTTTGGTTGCGACCTTTTGATAATTGATGACCTTATCAAAAATGCAGAAGAAGCCAATAATGAAACTGTTAAAGAAAAGCACTGGGAATGGTTTACAAATACCATGCTTTCTCGTCTTGAAGAAGGCGGAAAAATTATAATTATTATGACTCGTTGGGCTAGTGATGATTTAGCTGGTAGAGCCTTAGAACATTATTCTTGTGATGAAGTAGAACATATAAAATTTAAAGCAGTTTATGATGATAATTCTATGCTATGTGATGAGATATTATCTGCTAAATCTTGTGAAGATAAGAAAAAAGCTATGGGGTTGGATATTTGGTCTGCAAATTATCAGCAAGAACCAATAGATTTAAAAGGCAGATTATATAGTAATTTTAAAACTTATACTGGTGATTTACCTACATTTAAACAAGTTAGGGCTTATATAGATACAGCAGATGAAGGCGACGATTATTTATGTTGCATTATCTATGGAGCTACTTTTCAAAATGAAGCATATGTATTAGATGTTATATATACTAAAGCCTCAATGGAAGTTACAGAAAATACTGTAGCTCATGCTTTATATATAAATGGAGTAAATAAAGCTAAATTTGAAAGTAACAATGGTGGACGTGGATTTGCGAGAAGTGTACGACGTATTTTATTAGAAAAATTAGGAACTAATAAATGTGTAATAAAATGGTTTCACCAATCCAAAAACAAACAAGCTCGTATTTTATCTAATGCTACTTGGGTTATGGAACATATCTATTTTCCTGTTGGTTGGCAAAATAGATGGTCAGACTATTATGAGGCAATGACTAAATATCAACGTGAAGGTAAAAATAAACACGATGACGCACCAGATTCTACTACAGGCATAGCAGAAGATTTATCTAAAGGTGGCATGAGTATATTTAAGTGAGGTAATTTAATTTGAATTTAGAGCAAGCTAGAAATTTAATAAATAAATATTTATCTTATCACTCGGTATTTGTAAGAAATGCACTAATAGCACAAAGATATTATCTAGGAGATAACGATATATTGCATAGAGAACCAAAGGAAAAATTGCAGGGAGGAAAACCTAATCCTTTACGATGTGCAGATAATAAAATAGCTTTTAATTTTCATCAGTTATTGGTAAATCAAAAAGCAAGTTATCTTTTTACAGCTCCACCGCTATTTGATGTTAAAGATGATATTATGAATGAGCATATAGCAAATGTTCTAGGAGATGCTTATGCTAAAAAAGCTAAAGATTTATGTGTAGAAGCAAGTAATAGTGGTGTTGGTTGGCTACATTATTGGATTGATAATGTAAAAGGTTTTCGTTGGGCAGTTATTCCTTCTATGCAAATTTATCCAATATATAGCACGAGATTGGAAAAAGAGCTACAGGCTGTACTTAGAACATACAAATCTATTGATGATGAAGGGAAAGAATGGGATATTTGTGAGCTATGGAATAATACGAAATGTGCTACTTATAGACAACGTGGAGAGGTATTTGAACCATATAATATTTTTACTACTTCGGGTATAAACGGACAGCCAACAAATATTTATAATCATAATTTTGAACAAATACCTTTTATTGAATTTCCCAATAATAATACATTAACTAATGATTTTAATAAGATAAAATCACTTATTGATGTTTATGATAAAACATATAGTGGATTTGTAGATGATTTAGAAGATATCCAAGAAGTTATTTTTATACTTAATAATTATGGAGGACAAGATTTAAACGAATTTCTAAATGACCTAAAATATTATAAAGCTATTAAAACAGAAAGTGATGATGCTTCTGACAAAAGTGGAGTATCTACATTAACGATTGAAATACCAGTTGAAGCAAGGAAAGAGTTATTAGAAACTACAAGAAAAGCTATTTTTAGTATGGGACAAGGAGTGGACCCACAACAGCAATCATTTGATAACACCAGTGGTGAAGCTATGAAGTTTTTATATTCCTTATTAGAATTAAAAGCTGGTTTATTAGAAATAGAATTTAAACTAGGATTTGGTGAACTTATTCGTGCTATTTGTAAATATAAAGGATTTGAACCTAAACAGATTATTCAAACATGGACTAGAACATCAATTCGAAATGATACCGAACTTGTCGATATGTGCAGTAAATCCGTTGGTGTAATATCCAATAAAACAATTCTAAAAAATCACCCGTTTGTCGAAAATGCAGAAGATGAAGAAAAGCAGCTAGAAGATGAACAAAAGAAAAAGCAAGATTTAGAAGATATTTATAGTAAAGCTTTTGACGGTGGTGAAGGTAATGGTAATACCTGATAATGAGTATTGGAAGGCAAGATTTGAGCAATTATATGAAGCACAATTAAGTCAAGAAGATGAATTTTTAGAACGTGTAAAAGATATGTATATGGAAGCGATAGATAATCTTGAAAAAGATATTGCTAAATGGTATATGCGTTTAAAAGTTAATAATGATGTAAGCTTAAGAGCAGCTAAATTACTTTTAAAAAATAATGAACTTGAAGAGTTTAAATGGACCTTAAAACAATATATAAAACGAGCTAAAGAAAATGGCATTACTAATGATTGGACTAAACAGTTAGAAAATGCTTCAGCTAAATTTCATATATCAAGACTTGAAGCAATTAAATTACAAATACAAGAACATTTAGAATATCTATATGGCAATTATTTAGATGGAATGTATGAAGCTATGCAAGACACATATCAAAATACCTATTATAAAACAGCTTATGAATTACAAGCAGGTTTTAATATGGGTTTTGAAATAGTTAAAATTGATACAAAAACTCTTGAAAAAATTCTTGCTAAACCATGGGCAGTTGATGAATTAAATTTTTCTGACCGTATATGGAAAGATAAAAATAAATTAATTAATACGCTACAAAACACATTAGTACAATCTTTAATAAGAGGGACACCGCAAGATAAAGTTGTTAAGGAATTTGCTAAAAAAATGAATGTGTCTTTAAGTCAGGCAGGACGATTGATTGCAACCGAAACAGCATATTTTGCTACCATAGGTGAGTTTGACAGTCTGAATAATTTAGGCGTTAAGCAATATGAAATATTAGCTACACTAGACCGTAGAACCTCAGATATATGCCGACATTTAGACGGAAAAATGTTCAATATGTCTGATTTTAAAACAGGTATAACAGCTCCTCCTTTTCATTGTTGGTGCAGAAGCTGTATTATTCCTCACACTCCAAAATTAAAAGGAAGTAAAAGAGCTGCTAGAAACGATGAAAATAAAACATATTATATTGATGGTAATATGAAATATAGTGATTGGAAAGAAGTTTTTATTGATAAAACTAAAACCTATAAAGAATGACAAGATGATAAATATTGTTGTTTTTAATTTTAAGGAGATGGTTGAATGGATATATGGCATATATTAACAATAATTTTATTTACTACGCAGATAGTAAGTGGGATTTTGTGTAATGGAAATACTGTAGAAATAAATTTTTTGGTAAGAATGTTTTGGGTAATTATATGGAATATCATTTTATATAATGGTGGTTTTTGGACTTAGAAAGGTGGTGATGAAGATGTATAAATGGATTATGGAATATCTTAATTTATTTAAACAAGATTTCCCGTTTAGTGCGGTAGCTGATTTAAATGAATATGAGATTATTAGGATTATTCAAGACTGTGTAAAAAATAACCGCATTTATACAGCCGAAACGAAAGTTGCGGTTATTGGAACTGGAAAAATAGGACAATGTATAATAGGAAAGGAAGAATAATATTATGTATAGTAAACATGACTGGACAGAGGGAGAACTTATTACAAAAGATTTAATGAATAATATGGAAAAAGGAATTGAAGATGCTAATAATAGAGCAATGACTCCAGGACCACAAGGAGAAAATGGTCAATCTGCTTATGAACTTTGGAAATCACAAGAAGGTAATTCTGATAAGACAGAAGATGATTTTTTAAATTCTCTTAAAGGTGAAAAGGGAGATAAAGGCGACACTGGCGAACAAGGTCCAAAAGGCGATACGGGTGAAAAAGGTGATACCGGTGCTCAAGGTCCGCAGGGCGAAAAAGGCGATACAGGAGAGCAGGGCCCTGCCGGCAAGGATGGCGCAGCTGGTGCTAAAGGTGATACAGGTGCAAAAATTACATCTATCGAGATTAATGTTAACGGTACAGCAATTACCGGCACAGCACATTTAGATGATGAAAGTACGGCATCTATTACGGGCACATATACAGCCGGAGAATAAAGGAGATAAACAATGAATGTTGAAGAATATATTGCTTCGTTAAATCTTGACGGTGAAGCTAAGAAAAAAGCTACTGAAGGTTTAAAGAACTTTTTAAAAGATAATTATGTAGAAAAAGCAAAATTTGATGAAGCCGCTACAGCCAAATCCAATCTGGAAACGCAGATTAAAGAGCGTGACAAACAGCTTGAAACGTTGAAAAAGACAGCTGGCGATAAGGAAAAACTTGAAGCTACGATTAAACAGTTGCAGGAAGATAACAAATCCGCAAAAACAAAGTACGAAACGGATTTGAAAAATCTCCGTATTGACAGCGCAGTAAAATTAAAATTAACTAACACAGCACAAGATGTTGATATTGTAGCAAGTTTAATTGATAAAACTAAATTAATTGTATCTGATGATGGTACAGTAACAGGCTTAGATGAACAGATTAATCCATTGAAACAATCTAAGCCTTTTTTATTTAAAAATGATAAACAAAGTTATGAGCCTAAAGTAGGTGGTAATCCTATAAATAATCCATTTAGTAAAGAACATTTTAATCTTACTGAACAAGGTAAATTATTTAGAGAAAATCCACAACAAGCTAGAGCATTGGCTCAAGCTGCTGGAGTAAATATTGGAGGTATTAACTAATGGCAACAACTTTACAAGATATTATTGTACCAGAGCTATTTAATCCATATGTGATTAATCGTTCTATGGAATTATCTGCACTTTACCAAAGTGGAATTGTTAGTAATAATGCAGAATTTGACCGTTTAGCAAGTGAACCAGCACCAATTCATCATATGCCATTTTTTGAAGATTTGACAGGAGATGCTGAAATTGTAATTGAAGGAGCTAAATTAACACCTGCTAAAATTACATCTAATCAAGATATATCTACTACTATTCGTCTTGCTAAAGCTTGGGCCGCTACAGATTTATCTGCACAACTTGCAGGAAAAGACCCTATGGAAGCTATTGCAACATTTGTTGCTAAATACTGGGAACGTCAACGACAAAAAGTATTACTTCGTATTCTTAAAGGTGTTTTTTCGTCTGAAAAAATGAAAGCAGAACATGTATATGATGTATCTACGTCAAGTGGAAAAGCTGCTAATATTTCTGCTTCTGCTTTTATTGAAGCCCTTCAACTTTTAGGAGATGCACAAGACCAACTTACAGGCGTAATTATGCATTCTAAAACAAAATCTTATTTAAAACAGCAAAATCTTATTTCTACAGAAAGAGATAGCAATTCTGTAGAGTTTGAAACATATCAAGACCGTAGAGTAATTGTTGATGATGGTTGCCCAGTAGATGAAGGCGTATATACAACTTATCTTTTTGGACAAGGTGCTATTGCATTAGGTAATGGTAGTCCAGAAGGTTTTGTTGCTACTGAGACTGACCGAGAAAAATTAATGGGTTCAGGTATTGATTATCTTATTAATCGTCAATGTTTTATTATGCATCCACGTGGAATTAAATGGACTAATAAAGTAAGAACTAATGTAGAAAGCCCTACTTTTGTAGAGCTTGAAAATTCTACAAATTGGGAACGAGTGTATGATAAAAAACAAATTCGTATGGTAGCATTTAAGCATAAAGTAGGATGATATTATGCTAGAAGTAACTAAACTTAAAAATTTATTAGGGACTGTATCTGATGAAAAGGATACAGTCCTTCAATTTATTTTAGATGATGTTGAAGAAACAATATTAAATTACTGTAATATTGATGAATTACCTGAAGGCTTAATAAATACTGCCTATAGAATGGCTATGGATATTTACAGAAACGAGAATATCGGGAGCGAGGAAGGCTCTAGTGGTGATATAACAAGTATAAAAGAAGGAGATACAACTGTTAATTTTGGTAATAGTTCTAATAATGTTATATTTGCTAACTCTATATTAAAAAATTATATAGTTCAATTAAGGAAATATAGGAGATTATCAAAATGAATATATTAAATAAATCTAGACTAAAGGCTAAAATGGCTATAGAAAAACTATATGAAGATACTTGTAATATTTATACCTATGAAAAAATAACAGAGGCTAATACAGGTATTACTAGACAAGTAAAAAAAATTTATCTTGAAAATGTTTCTTGTAGAATGTCTTTTTCTAATTTTCCTAGTACAACAGATGATGAGCAAGCTAAACTTACACAAAGTATTAAATTATTTTTACCTTCCGATATACTGATAAAAGCTGGTTCTTATGTATCCATATGTAGACAAGGGTTAACTACAGATTATGTTTGTAGTGGTAAACCTGCTATTTATAAAACACACCAAGAAATAAATCTTGAGTTATATAATGATTTTGCATGATGAAAAAGAATTTTAAAAAGTTAAAACAATTTGAAGCTAATTTAGAAGCATTAAATGAACATAAAGATTTATTTATGCAACAAATGGCTAATGATTTAGCAGCTATGTTTTTAGCTGAAGTAAAAAAACGTACACCTGTAGGAAAAGGAACATTTGAAGTAGTAGGTAAAATTAAACGAGGTAAAAATAAAGGAAAACCTAAATTAAAAAAAATCTCTCAAGGTGGCTCGCTTCGTAAGTCTTGGTATATAGTAAAAGCTATTAAACATAGAGATTATTATATAGCTTCTATATTTAATCCTATGGAATATGCAGCTTATGTTGAAAATGGACATAGACAAAAAGTGGGTAGATATGTGCCTATTCTTGGTAAAAGATTAAAAGCAAATTTTGTAGAAGGTCATCACATGATGAAGTTATCTGCTGAATTAGTTGAACAAGAAGGATATGCTTATGTACAGCAAAGATTTTACGAGTTTTTAAGGAGATACTTACATGGTTGATGTAAATGGGCAAGATATTGTAAAAGGTATAATAAAGGCTTTAAATAATGAATTTGGTGATAACTACACTTATTATATAAATGATATTCCACAAGGATTTGAAGAACCTTCTTTTTATGTAAGATTATTAGATAGTAGTTTTAATCTTATATATGGCAATCGTTATCTTAGAAAAAATATATTTATGATAAGGTACTTTCCTAAAAGTGAGTTAGAACCACAACAAGAAATAAATGCTATTTTAGATAAACTTTATCCTATATTAGAGTATATTTATATGGAAAATGATTTAATTCGTGGTACAAATATGGAAGCTAATATAGTAGATAATATTTTACATTTACAAATAAATTATGATTTCTTTGTAATAAGACCAATACAACGAGGTCCATTAATGCAAAAATTAATTCAAAAACAAAAGGTGAAATAAATGTATACTAAAACGCAGATTTTGCAATCTAAAAAATATCGTCAGTATAAAGATATACTAGCGGTTATTTTATCTAATAATAAAAATTATACACATGAAGAAATAAAACAAGAATTAGATAAATTTTTATCTACTCCAATAAAGGAAGAAAAAAATTAGGAGGAATAAACTATGGCTTTAGGTGGTGGCACTTGGCTTACACAAAATAAAAAATTACCAGGTACTTATATTAATTTTGTTAGTAAAGTACGTGCTAGTGTAAATATGGCAGACCGTGGATATGCTGCAATGCCTTTAGATTTAGATTGGGGTATTGAAGGTGAAGTATTTACAGTAGAAAATGCTGATTTTCAAAAAAATTCTATGCTTTATTTTGGTTATGATTACAGTCATGAAAAAATGAAGCCTTTGAGAGATTTATTTAAAAATCTTAAAACAGGTTATTTTTATAGAATTAATAATGGAGCAATTAAAGCTAGTAATAATTTAGCAACTGCTAAATATGGTGGCGTTAGAGGCAATAACTTTACTATTGCAATTCAGCCTAATATTGATGATGAAACAAAATATGATGTAATCACTTATTTGAACGAATATAAAGATATTAATAATTCTATGATAGGAATGGCACAAATTGGCAGTGCAGCTATAGCACAAAAAGATACTACATTTACTATGATAGATAAACAAACAATTTCTACATGGGCAGAAATTACAGATAATGATTATGTAGTATTTAAGCGTACAGGCTTATTATCTGAATCTATTACATCTGGTACACCGCTTGAAGGTGGTAGTAATGGTGGTGAAATATCTGGTTTGCAATACCAAGATTTCTTAGAAAAAATTGAACCATATTATTTTAATATTTTAGGTTGTGCTTCTACAGATGAAACTATTCAAGATTTAATGATACAGTTTACTAAGCGTTTGCGTGATGAAGTAGGAGCAAAATTTCAATGTGTAGTTTATGGATATGAAAATGCTGATTATGAAGGTGTTATTAGTATTCAAAATTCTGTCATAGATAAAGGTGAAAGTCCTGCAAATTTAGTTTACTGGGTAACAGGTGCAGAAGCTTCTTGTGCTGTAAATGCAAGTTGTACAAATAAAACATATGATGGTGAATATATTATAAATACAAATTATAAACAAACAGAATTAGAAAAAGCTATCACAAATGGTATGCTTATATTTCACCGTGTAGCAGATAATGTTGATGGTGATATAGTTGGAGATATAAACATTCTTAGAGATATAAATACATTTACTTCTTTTTGTAAAGAAAAAAATGAAGATTTTTCTAGTAATCAGGTTATTCGTGTATTAGACCAACATGCCATTGATATAGCTAGATTATTTAATAAAACATATTTAGGAAAAGAACCAAATGACGATGAAGGTCGTATGGCTCTTTGGGGCGATATTGTAGCATATGAAAAGGAAATGCAACGAATAAGAGCAATTACTAATTTTAAGGCAGAAGATGTGCCAATTCCTACAATGGGACAATCTAAAGAAATCGTTTTAAGTGAATATGCTATACAGCCTGTAATGTGTATGGAAAAACTTTATATGAATATTATTGTAGCTTAGAAAGTTGGTGAGAATTAATGGATACAAATAGAACAATGCACGCTAAAGACGTTGTATCTGCAAAGTTAGCGTCTTGTGTTATAAATAATCTTAACGGAGAAAGATTTCTGCTTATGCAAGCTAAAAATTTAGAAGCAAAAGCTGAAAAAAATAAGGTAGAAGTACCTATTCTTGGACGAACAGCAGTGGGACATAGAACGACAAATGTTAATTATACAGGTTCTATGACTATTTATAATAATACTTCTCGTTTTAATGAACTTGTTAAACAATATCAAGATACAGGACAAGATTTTTATTTTGATATTATTATTACTAATTATGACCCAACAAGTTCAGTGGGTACACAGACAACTATTTTAAAAGATTGTAACTTAGATGGTGCAACAATAGCTGGCTTTGATGCTGATGGTGATTGGCTTGAACAAGATGTAGATTTTACCTTTGAAGGATTTGAAATGCCTGAAAAATTCAAAGACCTTGAGGGCATGAAATAAGGAGAGATATAAATGAGTGATAATTTAAAAGCTTTTATGGCTGAAAGTGCTATTCAATACAAAGAAGTTGATTATGTAGCGTCTGAACGCTTTATTGATGAAAAAAATAATCCTATACCGTGGAAACTTAGAATATTAACCGAAACAGAGTTATCTAAATTAAAAGCACAATGTAAAAAACGTGTAACTAATCCTAAAACTCAGCAATCATATATTGAAACAGATTCAAGTAAATTAGCTGACTTAATGATAGAAAATAGCGTTATTTATCCAAATTTAAACAATGCTCAATTACAAGATAGTTACGGTGCTGTAGGAGCGATAGATTTAGCTAAAAAAATGCTCATTCCTGGAGAGTATAACGATTTAATACTTGCTGTAAATGAAGCAAATGGATTTAATTCTGGTATGGCAGAAAAAATTAAACGAGCAAAAAACTAATAAACGGCAATGATGTATATGCTAACATAATGTATTATTGCCTGCACAAACTGCATAAATTGCCCAGCGAAATATTGAGCCTGTCTGAGGAAGAACAGGCCTTTATTTTTGCTGCAATTTCTATCAAAATGAAACGAGATGAAGAAGAAGCTAAGAAAGCTAAAAATAAAAGGAGATGATATTTTGTCTACTTCTACTCTAGAACAATTTATAAAAATGAGAGATGGTATATCTAATCCTATTAATAAAGCTACACAAGCAGTAAATAATCTTTATCTAGCAGAAGAACAAATGGCAAATAGCACTTTAAAAGCTGAACAAAGTATGGAAAATATGGCTAATGGTGTAAAAAATAATATAGCAGGAATAAATAAAACTATTCCTTATACTATAGGACAATTAGAAGCATTAGGAGCATATCAAGATAAGTTGGGACGTTGGCATGGTGCTGATGGTAAATATTTAAAAGTTAATATAGATACTATACAAGCTGAAAGAAATGTTTCTTCATTAAAAGAAAGTATTGAAAGTTTAAAAGATAGCTTAACAGGTTCTTTTATAATTGGAAGTATTTTTGGTGATATGATATTTAATGCGATAGAAGAAATAGCTTCAATCCCTAGCAAATTAATCAAAGCTTCTGACGCATATTCAGGTATTATGGCGAGATTAAACTTAGTTGCTGGTGGACAAGAGCAAGCAATAGCTTTGAATGAACAAATTTATCAATCGGCACTTAGAGCAAGAGGTCCTTATGATGTAATGGCAGATAGTGTATCTAAAATTGCAATGACTGCAAAAGAAGCATTTCCTGACCCAAGAACTGTAGTACCTTTTATGGAAAATATTCAGAAGTTATTTAATATAGGTGGTACAGATATTGAAAGACAAAAAGACGCTTTATTACAATTAACACAAGCTCTTGGGTCTGGTAAATTGCAAGGTGATGAATTACGTTCTATAGCTGAAGCTGCACCATTAATAGAAAAATATATTGCTGATTATATGGGTGTATCTATGGGAGAAATAAAACAATTAGGTGCAGATGGTGAAATAACAGCAGAAATAATTAAAAATGCTATTTTAGGAGCAACGGATGAAATAAATAAACAATTTGAAACTATTCCTATGAAATGGGAAGATATTTGGACTAATATTCAAAGTAGAATAAGTCATGCGTTTCAACCTGTATATGTAGAAATTAATAAATTAGCTAATAGTTCACTAGTAAAAAGTTTTGCAAATAATTTAGTTGCTGCTGCTACTATTGGAGCTAATGCTATTAATGGACTTATAAACAATATAAAATGGCTAAATAATGAATTTGATAATTTTTATAATAAAAATAAATTTGCTATTGATACTATAATGGTTGGTTTTGGTGGTGCTATTAGTGTATTAGGCTTATATGGTATAGCTCTTGCTAGTGTAACTACTAAAACGGCTATTTTGGGTGTGATAAGTAAAGTAGGATATGTATTGCAATTTATAGCATATGTTCCTACAGCAATAAAACTTATTCGTACTCTTGGAATAGTGCAAACTTTAACTGCTATGAGTGCTGCTGAAATGTGGGGCGCAATATTTTTACCTATAGGTGCAGTAGTAGCAGGAGTATATATACTTACTGATGGATTTAATAATTTAGGAGTTGTAATTGAATATACATTTTCTATTTTGTTAGGTATGTTGACATCTGCTGGTATTGCTTTGAGTGGATATATCGCTTATTTAGCTATATATAATGGATTGCAGTTATTGGCTACAGCATATACTTTTGCTTATAATACAGCACTTGGTTTATCTAGTGCTAGTAAATTATTAGCTATAACATATACATTAATGTATAATACAGCGCTTGTGTTAACTAATTCTAGTTTAGCTATTTCTTATACTAGAACTATAGCTGTAAGTATCGCACAAAGATTAATGGCTGTTGCAACTTTATTATCTAGTGGAGCAATGGCTGTATTAAATGCAACTATTTTGCGTAATCCTATATTATGGCTAATAGGTTTGATTGTAGCTGTAGTTGGTGCTTTTATTGGATGGCAAATAGCAAGTAATGGTCTTAGAAATACACTGGCTAATGTATTTGGTGAGATAGCAGAATTTGTCGCTAATTCTATTAATTTTATGATTGAAAAAATAAATGGGTTGATTAGTGCTTTTAATGCTGTTAAATCTACAGTAAATGAAATATTTGGTACTAATTTATCTGCTACAAGTGAAATAACTTATAGAGCAAATCCTTTAGAATATAAATCAGGTGCTAGACAACTTGCATATAATGTTTATGACACAATAACAAATCCATTTGAGAATTTAGGTGTTTTTAATGGAATAGATAATGTTCCTTATACGACACCAGAAATAGGAAATATTCCTTCTTATGAAGATTTAGCAGGAAAAGATGATACTGCTAAAAATACTAAAGATACGGCAGATAATACTAAAAAAATAGCTGAAGCTATGGATATAATGGACGAAGATTTAAAATTTATGAGAGATATTGCTGAACAAGAAGTAATAAATAAATATACTACTGCTAAAATTGAAATTAATATGGAAAATATAAATAATATTTCCAAAGATGTTGATTTTGATGGAATTATAACACATATAGGTGAACAAATAGCAGAAGCTACAGCAAATGGAGCTGAGGCGGTGCATATATAATGGCATATTATTTTTATTTAGATGATATGATGTTACCTATTCCACCAGCTAAAATGGATATACGTATAAAAAATAAAAATAAAACTGTAAATCTTATAAATGAAGGAGAAATAAATATTATTAAAACAGAAGGTCTGAAAGAAATATCTTTTGAGCTTCTTTTGCCTAATAGTAATTATCCATTTGCAGACTATTCCCAAAGCGATACAGAAATAGGAGTATCTGCATTTAATAATTTGTTTGGTGGTTCAATAGGAATTTTAGGTAATTTATTAAATGAATATTCATTTAAAGGAGCTGAACATTATTTAGAAAAAATAAAAATAGCAAAAGAAAGTAAACAGCCTTTACGATTAATAATAATGAGAATGACACCTAGTTTTGAAGTTTTGTTTGATACTAATTTATTGGTTACCATTGAGAATTATAGTATACGTGAAGATGCTAAAAATGGATTTGATGTTGTAGTGCCTTTACAACTAAAAGAGTATAAGTATTATGCTACAAAAGAAGTTGAGGTAAAAACTGATGAAAATGGCAAAGAAACATATACTATAAAAGAGAATAGACCTACAGATAAAATTACTCCTAGTGTTTGGAAAGTAACAAAAGAAAAATCTGTATATGAAGCTGTAAAATTAGCGAGTGGAGGTAGTTTGAATTGGCGTAGCGTTATGAATTTGAATAAAATGTATAATCCATCAACACCTACATTAAAAGAGGTGTTAAAACTTGAATAATAGCAATGAATTATTAATAACCATTCATACTGTTGATAATAAGTGCTATATACCAGTTGTTGAAGATAATGTAAATATTGAATATTATCGTAAAGGGCAACCAAGCAAAATTACTTTTAAAGTAGTACAAGATGAATTGTTGGATATACAAGAAGGATATAGAGTAAAAGTACAACGTGGTGATGTAGGTATATTTTTTGGTTTTGTATTTAAACGTAATTTAGATAAAGATAATATTTTATCTATTATTGCTTATGACCAGCTTAGATATCTAAAAAATGAACAGATTTATAATACAGTAAATAAAAAAGCAAGTGAAATAATAAAACAGTTAGCTGAAGATTTTCAGCTAACTGTTGGTGATATTGCAGATACTGAATATGTAATTCCACGATTTAGAGCAGGTAAACAAACTTTATTCGATTTAATGCAGACAGCTATAGATATAACTACAGAAGCTACAAAAAATTTATATGTGCTTTATGATGATTATGGAAAGTTGACTCTTAAAAATATAAATGATATGAGAGTTGATATTTTAATTGATAGTGAAACTGCTGAAAATTTTAGTTTTACTTCTGATATAGATAAGGACACATATAATGATATTGTACTTTATTTTGATAATAAAGATACTAATGCACATGAAATTAGTAATATTGCTATGGATACAAAAACTATAGCCAAATGGGGACTTCTTAGAAAAATAAAATCTGTAAATCCTGAAAAACCAATAAATCTTGATGAATTGGCAAAAGCAATGCTTAAACGTTATAACAGAGTAAGGCGTACATTATCTATAAAAAATGCTTTTGGAGATGATAGAGTTCGTGGTGGTTCTAGTATATTTGTTAAATTATATATAGATAAACAAGAAATAAATATGAAAATGTTAGTTGAATCAGTTAAGCATACTTATACTAATAATTCACATTTTATGGATTTAACACTTAAAGGAGGGGTTTTTGAGTGAGTATTGTTGCTTTAAAAGAAGCCATACAACAATTAGTAAAACAACAATTAAATAGTGCTAATCTATGTGATTACAGTCTTGGTGTTGTAGAAACTATTAATCCCTTAACGATTAGAATTGACCAAAAAGAATTACTTACAGAAGAATTTTTAATTTTAACTGATTTAGTTAGAGATTTTGATGTTGATATAACTGTTAATCATATAACAGAAAATAAATCAGGTGGTAGCGGAGACGCTTTATTTGAAAGTCATAATCATGCTTATAGTGGGCGAAAAAAAATTACAGTTCATAATGGATTGTCTGTTGGTGAAAGTGTTATTTTAGTACAACAAGCAGGCGGACAAGAATTTATAGTTTTATCTAGGTCTACTAATCATACAAATTTGACTGGTCAGTGGGGTGGATAATATGGGATTTTTACCACAAGGAACAGATACAGATTTAAATATAAATATAACTAAAATAAATACTATTTCTAGTAAATCTTATCGAATGAAAATTGCTGATGAAAAAATAGTTGGTAGTATTGATGAACTTGAGGCAATTGCACAAGCTTGTTATAAAATATTAAATACAGAAAGATATCAATATGCTATTTATAGTTGGAATTATGGCATTGAATTACAAGATTTATTCGGAAAATCTGTTCCATATGTATATTCTGAACTTCCTCGTCGTATTAGCGAAGCACTTTTACAAGATGACCGTATACAATCTGTTGATGATTTTGAACTATCTTATAATAAAGGTAATGTATTAGCTAAATTTACAGTAAAAACTAATCTAGGCAATATTGAAATGGATAAGGAAGTGAATATTATTTAAATGTATGAAAATCAAACAGAAAATATTATTTTAAATAGAATGCTTGAAAAAGTACCAAATGATATAGATAAAAGAGAAGGTTCTATTATTTATGACGCAAGTATGCCCGCAGCAATAGAATTTATGCTTTTATATGCGACTGTAGATTATTTTATAAAAAATACTTTTGGCGATACTGCTGAAAGATATTTTTTAATATTATTAGCTAAAGACCGTGGATTATCTCCTTATCCAGCAACATATGCAATAGTAAAAGGCGAGTGTACTCCTACTAATATAAATATTAGTATAGGCACTCGCTTTTCTTATGATGATGTAAATTATTCTATTATTGAAAATCTAGGTAATGGACAATATTTATTAAAATGCGAAACTATAGGAACTATTGGAAATAAACCAAGTGGAAATTTAATTCCTATTGATTATGTACAAGGTCTTGAAGTTGCTAAACTTTTGGAAGTTACTATTCCAGGAGAAGAAGAAGAAGCAACAGAAGATTTTAGAAAAAGGTATTTAAATAGTTTTGATAATCAAGCATATGGTGGAAATATTTATGATTATAGAGAAAAGGTAAATGCCATTGAAGGTGTGGGTGGAGTAAAAGTTTATCCTGTTTGGAATGGTGGAGGAACTGTAAAAATTGTATTTATGACTAGTGAATATAAGCCACCTACTACAGAATTTATACAACAGGTACAAACTAAATTAGACCCAGAACAAAATAAAGGAAAAGGAATAGGAATAGCACCTATTGGTCATGTTGTAACTGTTAATGGAGCTAGTAATTCTTATATTAAAATTGATTTTAATATTACATTTAATAGTGGAAATTTTGAAGATTATAAAACTAAAATAGAAAAAGTTATAGATGATTATTTTTTTGAATTAAATTCTAAATGGCAAGATACACAAAAAGTAACAATAGATGCATATGAGAATAAAGGTATTGTAGTACGTATAAGTCAAATTGAAAGTCGCATTTTAGATATTGAAGGTGTAGATGATATTGAACATACTAAATTAAATGAGTTGGAAGAAAATTTAATTTTAGATGTTAATGCTCTTGCTATTAGAGGTGAATTAAGTGGATAATTTAGAACGTGAAGTAAGAGTACAAAGATATTATCCTAATGTTATTGCTAATGCTGATGAATTTAAACAGCTTGCTATACTAGAAAACGAAGAATTTAAATCTATATGGGAAGTTTTATTTAAATGGTTTAAAAATAAATTTGTTTATGAAGCTGATTTACAAGGTATACAACGTTGGGAAGAAATGTTAAAAATAATTCCTAAAAGTAAAGAAACGTTAGAAGATAGACGCAGTAATATTTTAGTAAAAATAAATAGTATATTACCATATACAATACGTAGATTAAAGCAAATTTTAGATTTAAAATTTGGAAAAGATAATGCTATTCCTATTACAACAAAAAACTATGAATTAATAATAAATTTTAATAATGAAATTGAATTAAATGCTAAAACAATGCGAGCTTTATTACGTGCTATAATTCCTGCTAATTTAATTTTTAAAATAATAATCAGTTGGAATTTTGAACAAAATATTTACAATAAAGCAAGCATTATTCAGTATATTAACACCAACCAGAATTTTTGGAATTTGGGTACAGCAGAGAAAGTTTATTGGGATGGTATTTGGAATTTTAATAATATAATAGATTTTAGTGGTATAAAACCAGATGCATTATATCGAGAGAGACAAACACATTTATTAAGTATAAAAAATCTATTAATGCCTGTTTTATATATAAATATTAATTATAAAATTGAAAATAAAGAGCAGATAAATTCTAAATGTAAACAAGTTATTAGTTATAGTAATAAAACAGAAAATAAAATAAATAATAAACAAAAAATTTATAAAAAATATCAAGTTTCTAACATAAATAAAAATAATGTTATACAGAACCGTACAGCAAATACAAAAAACTGCTGGGACGGTTCTTTTTGTTTAGATGGTAGCCATATTTTAAGTGGTGCTTATGAAATAGATAAACAAATGGAAAATATATGTGTTTTTTATAGTACAAAACATGGAATTATAGATGAAGGGAGCAAAGAAATATTATGAGTAATGTAAATACAACACATACTTTAACTGTTAATGGAGTAGGTGTACAAAGTGAATTTGACCAAGATACATTTTTAAAAAGCAATAAAAAAACGACTACAGATTATAGAACTGCATTTGCACAAGCTATAGGAACAACAGGGAGAATAAGTAAAATTGTAAAAATGGCTTTTGGTATAGCAGGGGAAACAGACGAGCAAGGAAATCCTGCACCACCAACAGACAATGGTTCACTTAATAATGTTGTTTTAACTAAAAATATTAAAGAAGTTACTTATCCTGTTGAAACTTCTGTTTGTTTTGAAGCAGAAATTGAAGCTGGTGAGTATACTGGTGCAATAAATGAAGTAGCTTTGATAGATGAAGAAGAAGAAACTGCTGCTAAAATGCGACTCTTAACAAGTAAAGGTGTAGATGCAGAAAGTGGAGCAATATTTAAATGGACTGTAGAGTTTTGAGGTGGTTAGATGAATAGTGAAGAATTAAAAAAAGAATTTGGGTTATTAATGCCAAGTGAGATAAATGGGTTTAAAAGACCAGATGAATCAATACCTAGTAGTAATGATTTCTTTTTAGAAATTCCACAACTTATTTCAAAGGACCCAGTGCTTTATTCTACAATGAATTTGATTTTTAGTGTAATTTTATCTAATGATAAATTATTAAAGCAATGGCTTGATACATTGCAAAACGTAGTAAATGCTCAAGATTGGCGAGAGGTTACAGATAGTTTGAAAGGTTACATGACCCCAGAACTAAAGAAAAAATTAGATGGTATTGCAATGGGAGCTAATAACTATGTACATCCAAGCTCACATCCTGCAAGTATGATTGCTCAAGATGCTACACATCGTTTTGTATCTGATACTGAAAAAAATACATGGAATGGAAAAGCAAGTACATCACTTGTATCAACAACGGCAAATGGATTAATGCCCAAAAGAGATGGTAGTGCAACATCTATTTTTACAGGAGATGGAGCATGGAAACAATTAGCATGGAATTTAATTACAGGAAAACCTAGTACATTCACGCCTAGTAATCATAATCATGATAGTAGTTATGTAAAATTAAGTGGTGGAACATTAACAGGTATTTTAAGTTTAGTTGCTAATTCTACTGTTGGTTCACCTGCTGATGGAGATGATAGTACAAAAATAGCTAATACAGCATGGGTGAGAAAATTAATTACTACATTACAAAATAATGGTACTATAGGTGGTATTGTTGGTGGTAGCTTAACACAAAATGGGTGGGTTAAATTTAGTAATGGTCTAATTCTACAATGGGGA